CTGTCGCAATCGTGTCGGCTGTTGAGTAGCCATAAAGACCAGGCGAATCGCCCTTTTTGCCGCCGCCATAATTAACGAAACCTGTTGTGCTAAAAGCCATTGTTCAGTCTCCTTATTCAGTACAGCTAATTTTAACGATGCCCTCATCGTCAATAGCAACCGCACCAGCAGAGAACATAGAACTTACAAGGAACGATGTTTTCTCTGGGATGTAGTTTACTTCTGACTTCTGAGAGATGCTTTCAGCATAACCCATGCTGTCTTGATGCCAAGCAAAGCAAGTGCGGGTTGAGGGCTTAGGAACACCGCCTTCATCACGATCACCCATTGTGATAATGTTGAAGCCCATGAATGATGTAACTTCTCCACGAACCAATGCTTTGACGGTAGCAAAATCACTTGATGTGATTTCAGTTTCACCTAGCATTGCGTCAAGCTGAGAAGAGTGCATCAACAAGTGACGACCTTCGGCTGGTACGTTGTTATCGTTCAGTGCTTTCGCAGCCGCACGAAGTTTTTCGATGTTCATGTTTGAAGCCGCACCACCCACAGATGTTGCAACAGTTGATGGAGACGCAGCCGCATCAAGTGCATCAATGCAAAGCTGGTCCATACGGCGAGCAATCGCTTTTGAAACAACCTGCACCAATTCACGGCGCTCATCAAAGTTGACGTGTGATTGATGAAAGATGTCTGAATATTCTGCTGCGATATAATCAGACATTGTGGCGGTAACCTGGCTATAGGTTACGTTCAATGGAGTTACGTCAGTTTGTGGAACACGAACTGTTGCAACACCTTTACCGATTTTTGGGAACTTTACTGTGTTACCCTGGACACCGGTACGTGTCCGCATTGTGCCGCGAAGCAACGCTTCGCCTTGGTATGCCTGTTTAACTTCCTCATCGAAAAGCGTTACAAAGGCATTAGTAATACTCTGCGCCATAGCAGAAGCCTCCTATTAGGTTTCAACTCAAAACGCTTACTGTTAGCCGATGTAAACCGGGCAGTCGCTTGCGCGAAAGTGGCCGCGCCCACCAGTGGATTACCACATCAAGGGGCCGCGCAGCGGTTAGCCCTTAATCTGCCTATACACCCAAAATGTAGTGATTGCAACAAAATCTAGCTATGTCAACGAGAACGGTTTACCCAACTATTAGGATCTTCTCCCATTTTAGCCATAGTTTGTTCAATCTTTGACCTAAACCCACCTTCATTAGTTTGGTATCTCGGATCTGCCAAAGCCGCTCTTAAATCCTCTTGTGAAAACTCAGGCGTGTCCACAACCGGCGTTGTCGGTATGCCTTCGTTCGTATAACCCTGAATAAACTTAGTCATTGCATTGATTGCATCAGCACTGTTCAGGCTGTAGGCCAAAGCCTCGCGCTCTGAGTTTGTCAGTGATGCGCGGGTAATATGACGCTCAAGATACGCAATTTTTTCTTGGCCTCGCTCACCAAGCTTCTGCATTTCTTGTCGCCGATCATATTCTATGGCCTCTTGGCTACCTTGAGAAAACTCTAGGACTTGCCCCGCAAGCTCTTCAAAAGCTTGTTGCGAGATACCGTACTTTTTAGACCAATCTTGAAACGCCTGGACTGAAGGATCTTCCAAGTCCAAACCCTTATCCACCAGATCTTTAGTGTCATAATCGCCATCCGGCGCTTTGTGTTTGCCCGCTTTAAAAGCCTTTTCAAGCTCTGCATAGCTTTTTGCCAACTTCTCAACATCAGGGCCATCATCATCCCAAAATTTTTCTGGATAAAAGTCAGGACGTTCCAGCGGTTCACCATCATCAATATCAACCTCTTCATTTTCTTCTGGCCGTAATTGAAACGGTTGTTCTTGTTCTTGCGGCTGTTCTTCTGGCTTTTGAAAATTAACCAGAGGAGCCTCCTCAGAGACTTCAATTGTTTCTGCTTGTTCAGACATTATTGCTCCTTCCCACCCTGCGTTCAATCAGGCGTACAAGCTCAGTCATGCCTGTTCTTACAAAACCGTGACTAGGATCTTCGCCTGGATACCAAGATGGTTGTTCTATAGTTATCTGTCTCAGGTGATGTAACACCTTCTGACCTTCCTCAGATTTAAAGACCCGTCCATAAAGTATGTCCAGATCATCCGCCTTTGGCGGCTCGACAAACGCTTGACTTATTCCTTCCCAACCGTCTGGCGAACTCATTGCATGGCCTCTGCTACTGTTTCATCAGTGGGCATAGGTTGCTGCTGTTCTATCATAGCTTGCTGCATTTGCTGCATCATCATTTGTTGCTCTTCTGGTGTATTCAATACACGTTGATCGATTCCCATTTTTTCCGCAATGAACGAAATACTTTCTGGGATGTTAATAATTGCTTGCCCCATTGGTCCCATAGAATTGGCAATCTGCATAAAGCTGAGAAGCTGATTGACCTCTTCCATCTTGGGAGCCTCGGCAAGAGGCGATACCGGCGTGACTTTGATCTGCACACCATTGACCTTGAGGGGCATATTAATCAAGCCCTGACGGTCCAGAACGAATAGAATGCGCGAAACCAGAGGCGTCATAATCTCGGTCATCAAGCGGCCAAATGCCGATCCAAGATTAGAAGCTAATTCACGTTGACGCTGTGCTATCTCTGTAGCGGATCGCGCAGACATGGTATCAGGCGGAAGCGTATCATCCATCAAGATCTTTTTAATGTTTACTCTGAGATCCTGAATAACGATTTGGCTTGTGTTAAAGTCCCCAGCCTTAGGCAGAGGGGCCAGGGACGCGCCTTGTGGACCACCGTTTCGGGCAACAGGAATAATCGCACCGGGCTGTATTTTGATGCTTTGGGGATTTAGAACACCGTCATCGGCGGCGAGATACACGCCTGAGATGGCTAGACTTGCGTTCTTGAGAACAAGCTCCAAAGTCTTGTTTAGCGTTTTGATATCTGCAATTGCATCAACCAAAGGACCGCGCCCGTATATTTCACCGGCTGTTTTGCTGAACCGGGCAACAATGAAGGGGCTGGATGGCATTTCACGATAAACAATCTCTTGCGCTTTGGCTGGCCAAATAACGTGATAATGATATCGGCCTGTCTCTTGATCGAAGATAACCGCATCAAACAGATCAAGCTCTTCAGAACCACGACGATCTATTGCATCTTGCAATTCTGTTGTGATCTGAACGTCTGGGAACTCTCTTGTGATGGATTCCGCCTTGATACGCAGCTTGCGATAGACGTTATCGACCATGCCATATGCGCCTTCCTCAATGGCCACTAGGTATTGTGGTATCGCAAGAAAACGAATGGGGGTAACTTCATCGCCCGGAGTTACCATCATAACCGCTGTACCCACGCAGAGATCCAGCAAAAACTCACCCATAGCCAGATCGAAACTTGTCTGACGTAGCTGGTCAAACATAATATCAACATAGGCATCAAGTATTTGCTGCGCTCTTGGCTGATCTTGCTCAGGCACAGCCGAACCGGGTTCTAAACGGCACCAATGACGATTAGGGGGGAACAACCCGGATTGAAGCCGGTTGGCGAAACGCTTGGTTGAGGACATGGCCGTAGAATCAAATACACGCTGCATCTTGCCTTTGCCGGGCGTTTTGCCTTCGTAATAGCCGTTGTATAAGTTTCGTTGCGGCAGAGCAAATTCATAGCAATCTTCGTAGATTGTACGCCATTCATCTTTGCGAGCCTGTGCTTTTGCCTCTCGCGCAATGACTTCTCTCGTTGATAGCTTAGGCATTTGCCTTGTTCCTCTTGCTTATAGCGGCAGCTTTACGTTTAGCATCCGCTGTAGATGAAGCGCCCCAGGCGCGGAGCGACAACAATTTCCGTGTCGGTCGGCCCTCACTGTCACGATCCGGCCCGGGGTTCCCCGCCATTCGAGCCAGGAAGGACGCTCTGCGGGGATTATCGCCGGATTTGACGGGGGCTTTTAAATTAGATCCCTCTTTGCGCTTGAAGTAAGCGCGACCGGCAGCGTTCAATCCGCCCTTAGGATTTTGATACGCTTTTTTTACCACTACTTGTTGCCTTTTTCTTTGGGGCAGCTTTTTTCTTTGGAGCCTTCCCGCCTTCCCAAGCTTCATTTACGTCTGGGGTAGATGGATCATCTGAAACCAATTGCCCCTTTTCATTTCTTGCGCGTTTTGGCTGGGGATCAGCTTTTTGGTAAACGCGAGAATCTTCTTTGATTTTTGTCATACTGCTTCCTATCAGATATTCATTAGCAACCGGCGACGACGAGCGTATCTTTCGCCTTGAGCCTTTTCAAACGCCTTACGCTTCTTTTGTCCTTCGGCCCGTTCTTCTGCCAGCTTTGCGGCTTTTTCTTGCTCGAAAAGCATTTGCGCAGATGGACGTTTACTTCTCCGCTTCTCGCGCTTCTTTTCGTTTCTTCTTGATCGCTCCAGCATTTCCTGATGTTTTTTTTGGCTTGCCGCAGAACGCGCCCGATAGCTTGGTGACTTTGGCTCAAGGCCAAGACCCATGCGAATATCAGATCCAAGCGTTTCTTTTTTTGCTTGTGCCTTTAATGGCTGAGTCCCGCCCTTCGGCATATCAAGATCCCCCACCCAACATTCTGGTCGTTGCCATTCCCGGCCCCTCTTGACGTGCTGGGGAGAATAATAATCTTAAACCACCGCGACGAAGTAATCTTCTTCTGGCTTGCACACCCCGCATCTCTGTACGCTCTTGACTTTCGGCCCGTTCTTCAGCCCGTTCTTGCGCCGCTGTTGCTTGCTCTTGAGCGCGAACTTCTTCAACGCTTGGCTCTCTTCTACGTCTGCCACCACCTAGTCCAGCCATTACTCAAACCTCGCCATCGCATAGTAGTCAGCCCCCTCTGGGCCAAACTTTCTTAATATGCACTCTACCTCAAAATGTAGCGCCTTAGCAAACCTTAATGCGCGGGTATTGTCCACTTTTACGAAGATTTGCATACGTCTGATATCTGTATCAGACATCACTTCACGCAAAAGCGCCCTTGCACCGATCAAAGTTGACCTTGCATGACGATCCAAGCCCTCGCCCGGAATGAACCAAGCTTCGACCAAACCGGGCCATATATCTCTTACTCCGAAGATGGCAATGACCTTGCCGCGCCCGATAGCAGTCCATGACCAGCCCAGCACAGAATAGTCCCAAACATAATCTCTGTAGTGCGGTATATGTCTAGCGTATTCCTCTTCGTGCGGCCCCAGCTTAATATTATAAACATGGCTAAGTGTGAGCGGAACGATTTGCTCATCGGTTCGCATTTGAAAGGTTGGTAACTGGATCAGTCCCATCAGAACACGTTAAATTCCGTTTCCGCAGAATAGCTTTGTGCTGCGAAGGAATTGCCATAGCTACCCCTGCGCAACCGGCGTTGTTCACCGCCGCCCAGCATAAGATATCCAAACGCATCCCCGCAGTGTGAATGGTCATTCTTCACCGGCGTATCTTTAAATCGATCTTGCCCAGCGCCCATGCTTTGACGCTTGAAAAAGTATCCGCCGCTCAGAGATTTGCGCAATCTCAGGCATTTCTTATCCACCATCAGCCCAGGTTTGCCGTTTATCAGCCGCCCCATAGGACTAGCCCCAGCCTCTCGTCTGACTTGAAACGCATTGCTTTCTGTTGGTTGTGCTTTGAAACCAAGTGATCTGAGATGGTCAAAGGCTGTAACCTCGTAAATCTCATCCCGTTTATTCCCCGCCGGATCGCCCCAAATCAGAATATCATGCTTAGAATATTTCTGAGCAATCAGCGCCATCATTTCCTGACCAAACCGCTCAAGGCCCATGTCAAACGTCACAAGCTCATCGCAGATCCGCCACGCCCCCGCTTGTGTTCTCTGCCCAAAGATCGCCGCCGGTGTTAATCCAAAGTCAACGCCAATCTGCATGGGATAATACGGATCGACCTCAACATCCCCGCTCATCAATTCATCGTCATACTCCGGCCAGACCGGACGCCCTTCTTGCACAAACGTGTACATTCCCTGCGCATAGCACCTGATCCAATCCGCATTCTTTCCGCCGAGAAGCTGTTGATAATATCCGGGCGGCAGATTGTTTCTATTCTCCGCATCCTCATTGGTTTTCCACCACTTGCCCCCAGAAAACACATGGCCCTGCGCCTCTGGATTCTCAGGCACATCTTTCCCATTCACAGCCAAAACACCGCCGGGTTGTCTGAAGAACGTCCACGGATAGGCACCACCAATAGGATTTTTCTCTGCCAACTCATGCCACCAATGGTCATTGTCCGGTGGGTTCGTATCCATCCAAATACCGTACCATGTCGGAGAACCATCCGCTTTTGTCGGATATCGCCCAACTCGGTGTGTCAAACCATCAATCACCGCTTTCGGCAACTCTCTGGCCTCATTCACCCAAGCCCCCGTAAGCTCCAATGACAGCAGTTTCCGTACATCTTGCGGAGAAGAAAGGGCCATGAAGATTACTTCGCAATCAATGCCCGGAATATCCTCTCTCGTCGGAATCCGAATATGGTGCGAAATAGGCGGTTGCCAGCGCATTCCACCCCAAACATCCTCTGGAAATAACTCTTGCCACGTCTTAATCGTCGTTGTTCTCAACTCAGGATAAGTATTTCTAACAATCACAAACCGAGAATATCTAATCCCATCTCTGGGGCTGGGCCTTTGACGTACCGCCCGCAACATAATCTCAGCCGCACACCCATAAGACTTCCCAGATCCAACCGGACCCATCAATCCCCGAACAAAACTGTCATCATGCAGAAACTTCCAAACAGTCGGACTGTTCTCAAAGTTTAAATCAAGGCTCGGAATATCCGTCATAATCGAACTCGCCATCTAAACCCTTACGCGCCACCATTGCGTAGAACTCAACGCCCTCGCTAACCAGAGCAACCTTCTCAATCTCCTCAAGCGCTGCCTCTAAAGATTTTACGCGGTGACAAAAATACATTGCTGCGTACTGTATCCCAACCGAAGCCATAAGCTCGTCATCAATTACTATCTGTTTCATCCACCACCTCAGCATACTCTGTCGTTGCCGCCGGTCCACGCATGTTAATCCCAACAATCGATGGCTTATCATTCTCCTTCTCAGGATTATCTAAGAAACCCGCAGCCTTCGCCAAGATGCGCAAAACACTCACCTTGTCATGCAACTCAATCGATACACGACCATCCGGCATCGGAACAATCTTCTTTATCGCCCTCAGAGCATAATCCGGTATTTCATCCAACGGACGCATAGAACCATCAAGATTTATAATCTCCGTAATCGAAGTGGTCCCAAGAGCAATCAACTCCTGGGCAACCGCTTCCTTGTTATTCTCCAATGTCTCACTGGTCCGAATACGCCGCTGTGCTAAACGTACCCCGCCAAATCTACCAATCGGAGTTTGACGCGTTCTCGCCATCAGAACGGTATAGCATCTTCTGTCTGAGAAGATCCCCGAACTTGCTGACCACCAGACTTAGGCTCGTCCTCAAACAAGTTTAACCAAATCTCCCCATTCTCATCAGGCAATGGCAACGCATTCAACTTAACTCGCATCCCGTTACTGTCACTAAACGCAATACCCAATCTCACCCAATCCTTCTTCTCAGGATCATTCCGTCGCTTCTGACCCTGAACAACTCGATACATCTTCTTCATAACTCAATCCT